CGGCCTCGAGGACTTGCGGCGCGAATGGCGGCGGCTCTACCACAGTGAACCGCCGAGGATCAGTCGCGACCTGCTTGTCCTTGCCCTCGGTTACAGACTTCGGGAAATCGAGCACGGCGGGCTCGGCAAGTCGACCCGGCGAAAGCTGCAAACGATGGCGAAGGCCTTGCGGACAACGGGTCGGGTTGGCCCGACGCCGAGCCTCAGCCTGAAGCCTGGTGCGCGTCTGGTTCGGGAATGGCGCGGCCACACGCACACCGTCACGATAACGGAGGACGGGTTCGAGTATGCCGGGACAAGCTATCCGTCCCTGACCAAGATCGCCAAAAAGATCACGGGAGCGCACTGGTCGGGACCTCGCTTCTTTGGTCTGCCAGCGGCAGCCACGGAGCGCCCCAACAATGGACAATCCGGTGGCTGAGTCGGAGAAGACGCCGCGACGTTCCGGCAAGGGGCTCCGGTGCGCTATCTACACGCGAAAATCATCTGAGGAAGGATTGGATCAGGCATTCAACTCGCTCGATGCCCAACGTGAAGCTTGTGCGGCCTTCATCGAGTCGCAGAAGCATGAAGGCTGGACGGTATCGCCGGCGCTCTATGATGATGGCGGGTTCTCCGGCGGCACCTTGGAGCGCCCTGCCCTACAACGGCTGCTGGCCGAAATCGAGGCAGGCCAGATCGACGTCATCGTCGTTTACAAGGTCGATCGGTTGACGCGAGCCCTCTCCGATTTTGCCAAGCTCGTAGAGATCTTCGATCGTCGGGGCGTCTCGTTCGTGTCGATAACCCAGCAATTTAATACCACCACGAGCATGGGACGGCTGACGCTGAATGTACTGCTGTCCTTCGCTCAGTTCGAGCGCGAGGTCATCGGCGAGCGGGTTCGTGACAAGATCGCCGCCTCCAAGAAGAAGGGCATGTGGATGGGTGGCATGCCGCCATTGGGTTACGACGTGAAAGACCGCAAGTTGGTCGTCCACGACGACGAGGCCCGAACTGTGGTTGGCATCTACCGACGCTATCTCGCGCTCAAATCGGTGCTCGCCCTAAAGGACGCGCTTGAAGCCGAAGGGGTCAGAAGCAAGCAGCGGGTGCGACCCGACGGCACAGACTTCGGCGGCCAAAAATTCTCCCGGGGGGCGCTCTATCTGATGCTTCAGAACCGAATTTATCGTGGCGAAACTACGCACAAAGGCAAATCCTATCCCGGAGAACATCCGGCGATCATCGATCAGCCCCTGTGGGACGAAGTGCAGGCGGTCCTTGCCGAGAACCGGATCGAGCGGACCAGCGGTGCACGTGCAAAGCATCCGAGCCTACTCGCCGGTCTCCTATTCGATGAGAGAGGCGAGCGGCTAACACCAACACATGCGGTCAAGAAAGGAACGCGATATCGGTACTATGTTTCGACCACGCTCCTTACCGGGACGGGACGGAACCGTTCAGGTGGCAGGCGCATACCTGCCGGCAATTTGGAAGGCTTGGTGATGGACAGGCTTCGCTCATTTTTCGCCGACCCGGGAGCGGTCCTTGATGCCATCGACGAAACGCAAAGCGGTACGGGACAAAGCCAGATGGTTGAACGCGGCCGTCAAGTCGCGGAAGAGTTCGGGACCAACGCACCGAACGAAGTCAGGGCCGCCCTCATGACGTTGGCATGCCGTGTGGAAATCGATCCCGGTCGTGTTGAAATCAAAATTTCCCGGCACCGTCTTGCTGCGTTCCTCGCCGGCCAGCCGATCGATCCGACGATGCAGAACCACAAGTCGGATCGCGACTCCGATGACGTCCTAACATTGGCAGTGCCTACATGCCTGAAACGCGTCGGCCGTGAAATGAGAATGCTTGTCGGGAATTCCAACGACCAGACGGCAATCGATCCGAGCCTGCTGCGGATTATCGCACGCGCTCACGATATCCAGGCGCGACTCGTGCAAAACACCAAACTGACCGTTCATGACATTGCTCGTGACGAGCACGTGTCGGCAGCCTACGTCTATAACCTGCTGCGTCTTCCCTGGCTGGCGCCGGACATCACGGCCGCCGTTGTCAATGGCCGGCAACCGCCACAACTTAACGCCATGAAGTTGATGCGGCAGGCATCGCGGCTGCCGGCCCGCTGGTCTGAGCAACGAACGCTTTTCGGCTTTCGCTGATAATAAAATTCCGGTTTTCTGAACCCGGTTTCGGTCGTGCCGTTCTGCGAACGGCATAAGCGTTTTCAGCGCACAAAAAGTCAACCACGAAATGCCCGCCGAGAGATTCTCGCCCTCGGCGTCGCCAAGAGAGCGCGCGCTGACGTCTCTGTGGCAAATTGAATCGAACGGGACCGCTAGAAAACCGCGTAAACGGGCCTCAAAACCGACGCGTCTAAAAGACAGAAACTACCAGTATATCATATACTTAACTCTTGGCTGAGGCCGCAGTCGTTTGCGAACTAGTCTCCGGTTCAAATTCCCTGCTAACAGGGAACTCAAAAATTGGAAGAAAATAGGACATGACTGGAGGGGCGCCATTAACAAAAAGTGCCGTATATTCAATTGGTTATGAATAAAAATTGGTTTCGATTTAACACGTCAACATCGTCGTTATGTAAAATGAGGGGACAGGCCATGAAAAACGCCGTCGCCTATGAGCGGGTGTCCACGGCGGGCCAGGGCAGGAGCGGCTTAGGCCTTAAGGCGCAACAGGCGACAATCGCCAGGTTCGCCGCTGAAGAGGGCTTTCGAATCGTCGAGAGCTTTACCGAGGCGGAAACCGGCAAGGGCGCGGACGCCCTCGCCCGCCGGCCCAAGCTCGCCGCCGCGCTCAAGGCCGCGCGCCGGATCGATAACGGCTGCCCGGTCATCGTCGCAAAGCTTGATCGCCTGTCGCACGACGTGCATTTCATTTCCGGTTTGATGCAACACGGAACGCCGTTCATCGTGGCCGAGCTCGGCGTCGACACCGACCCGTTTATGCTGCATATCTACTCCGCACTTGTGGAGAATGAGCGCCGGCTGATTAGCGAGCGGACCAAGCTCGGCCTGGCCGCGGCCAAGGCGCGCGGCGTGAAGCTCGGCGGGCGCAACGCGCAATCCGATAGGACGGCGGCCGAGGCGACCGAGCGCGCCGAGCGCCTACGGCCGATCCTGACTGAGCTTGCGGACCTTTCGGCAAATCGGGCCGCCGCCGAGCTCAATCGGCGCAAGGTCGCGACGCCGGCGGGCGGCCAGTGGTTCGCAACGCAGGTCATTCGGCTGCGCCAGCGACTCGAACTCGCTGGGCAGGGCGCTCCCCATGAAAAAGAAAAGAAAGCCCCTGCCGGTGCGGACCGCCAGCAGGGGCCTACGGAAGCGCGCTAGGCCGGGAGATGCGCCGCGATCGGGAGGACGGGCTCAGGCAAGCGGACACGCGGCATCGCGCACTCAGAACGCACCCCTGTCAGCGCGCCGCCGATAAACGCTGGACATCTTGATAACTTGATTAAATTCAAGACTTCAAGTCAGGGGACCAAGCGAATGCCGTCGTCTTTGGTCTTCGCACCGGCTTGGCTCGCATTGGCAGCCCACATGCTCACGATGCGTCATCCGCGACGCGTCATCCATACCAACAGCGCCCGGTCACTACCGCGCAGCCGCAGACGAGGTGGCGCTCGCCGTAATGCGATGTTGAGCTGATGACGGAGAAACAGGTTCTCAGCTTCGAGCCTGCGTCGCGACTTGAAGATGTTAGCGCCGAACATCACGAGCAAGTGCAGGATGGCAAGCATCGAAATGATGCGATGATTCTGCCTCACGCTGCGAGTCTAGATGGATCACATTTTCGGAAGGGACAGGTGCTGGCAGACCGATGGCACGGTAAGGGAACGATCTGGATCGCGCCTGAGGAGGCTGGCGGCGAAATCACGCCGTTCCCCGCGGGCTACGACCACCTGCGCGCGCTTCCTGTACGTCAAGAGACGCCTGGGCTGGCGATATCGGAGGAGGCGACGCCTTCGTGAACCCGTTCCTCGGCCCGCTCGACCAGGACGGTCGCATTCCGGCGCATCAGCAGACCCGCGTATCGGCGTTTCTGCTTTCTGCGCATGGAGTTCGGACGCGCTGGCTCTCCGCAGCCGTGCCGGGCCATTTCCGCAACGGTTGGCAGGTGGAGTTGCACAACCAATTTTCCAGGGAAATGCAAATTCTTTCGTTGCTGGCCCGCGCCACGTCATGGGCCCCCGATCCAATGCTC